TCTTCAAGGTGACGGCCAAAACTTGCGGCCTCGTCAAGAATAACTAGGTGGTAAGCTGAACCCCGAAGCTTATCAATGTCGGCCTCATCATTTGCGCCAGTAAGCACAATTTGACTACGGTTTGGAAGCGTTGCGATAAGCTCCGAGTTATTAAAGTGCATGCCGATATGATACCGGCGATTTGCACGCTTTAGCTCCATCCACATCAAACGCTTTGCGCTGTTTCGCGTCAGAGCAATGTAGGCCGAAATACTATCCGGATAACGCGATGCGGTCTCAATCAAGTAGTAACAAGCGGCGTATGTTTTGCCACTTCGGCGAGAACACAACGCCGTCTTGAAAGATGCAGGGTCATTGATAAAAGCAAGCTGCTGATCAAAAAGGTCCTCTTGCCAGCGATACGACCGGTCTTTGGCTGCGCCCTTATCTTCTTCCAAGGCATCGGGGTCGCCAAACCGTTTAATGTATTCCCTGACTACCGCACGGGCGTCATGCTTGGGCGGTGATTTCCCCATTACTCTTTACCTTTACAGACTTGGGCTTGCGTCCGGCGCGCTTGCGCGGTTCCTCGATAACCTCAAGGTGAGAAATAGACGACATCGGCAGATACATCGTGCCGTGCCGTTTATGGATTACAATAATACCGTTTTTGTTCGGGCCCCATTTCAGGGTAAACGCTTCATGATTTGGCGCGTTGGTATTAATCGCAATCTTGTCAAACACCGGTCGGCAGTCATGTTTTAGCGTGAATCCTACAATTTCCATTTTCCATCCCTAAATTTATCTATGCCCAGCGGCTCCCTTACCTGTGGGACATAGAAAAGATTATACCTATCTCGCAGAGATTTATACACATAACCCTTATGGCTACAGATAATTGGCTCTCCTTGACGGTGTTCAAAATACTTTAAGAGCAAATTTGCCAGACCCAAGCGCCGAAAAGCGTCCTTTACATAGCAATAGTGGACCAAAAGTGGGCCTGATTCCACTCTCAGACCGCACATCCACGCAAAGATTTGATTCGGGTCGTCATCCATCACCGCCATGACGGTAACCGACTTTTCCATAAGGTTTCTTATGATTTTGCGGTGGCTTTTGTACAGAATGCCCCGATGCTGGTCTTTGTTCTGGTCGGCGTAGCTGCGAAGCCAGGTGCTGTAAACCAAGGAAGCATCAGAGGGGCTTGCAAGGCGAACCAGGACCGGCAACTTGTCGTTGTCGCGGATGGGGTTGTAGGCAAGGGTCGCATATGGCGAGGTCATTTAGATTTCCCCTTTAGTTTCTTGTAGGCGATATCTGCCAAGCGCTTAAGGTCATCATCCGACATCTGCTCAAGTTGATTCTGCTCCCGAATCCCGTGCTCAACATTAGCAAGCTGGCAAAGGCTGCGCGTTAATTGGCCAAAGTGTTGAGAGTCAGATTTGTCCATGCCGCCACCCGACACAGTTTGTCGCATAAGTCGGCGCGTCTCTGCGTCGATGATGGTGTACATATTTTCCATCATAGAGTGCAGGCTCGGGAGCACATGGACATCAATGATGTCACGGGCGTCGCGGTTGATTTCTATGAAGGCACCCTCGTCTTCGATGTCGCGGTCGGCCTGCGCCAGAAGTTCTTCTCGGTCTTGTTTGCCAGCAGCACCCTTGGCGGCGGCTTCGTCGTACCGGACCTGAAGCTTTCCGGCGTTGTATATTTTCCTGCTCATTATGCACTCCTGTGCTTCTCCCCGAGGGGCACCAAAAGGTGGCGCGATGTTGGGAAGTCGGGCAGTGGAGTTCTAAGACACGGGCCCGATTGGGGGTAGTTTGCAGGAACTACATCCCAACACCGCGAGTTAATACTAGGGGACACCGAGGAGGGACTCAAGAAAAAGCTGTTAGCGCGATGCGTCAAAAGTGAATTTGGGGTGAGTGACGATGAGGGTATTTAACGTAAACGGGAGGACCAGGTCGCGGGGTGGGGTAGGGTCATAAACTGAACCAAGCTTCATTGTATGACGCAGCATTTCATGAGCCACGATTCAGCAATTATTTCCTGAATGACGGTTCATTTAACGCATTATTTCATGAATGTTCATTCAGTAAATTATCGTCGTTTTTTCGTTCCATATAAGGGGTATCAAGTTGACGTCGACGTCACATTGAGTAGAATGGTTATGAGCTAACCCTAACTTATGAGGACAAAATGAAACGCACACAATTTCACCGCAACCTAAATAAAGGTTGTTGGTCCTATGTTCCCAACAAGACAATGCACTGCGCACAAGCTGTGCTTTTCGACGTTGCAGTTCGTCACCCGTCATTCACCAACAAGCACTTCGCCAAGTGCAATGCCGGCACCGGCAGTCGCAAGGTTTTTGCGTGGTTCAAAGCGGCTGAGGTTCACCCAGAAGCTATGGAAGATATCCCGGCTAACGCAGAGCGTATCCACTTTGACCCCACCAAAGGCGACACCCATTTTCACGTTCGACGCGGTAACGACAAAGTTATCGTCGACCATTTATCCAAAGTTTGGGCAACTGCCGATTCAGACGGTGCCTTGTACGCAATCGTGCACACGATCAATGGAGTTATGAAATGAGATTAGAAATAATCACTAACAATCACGCCCACCAATTCGTAACAGGTTATGAGGTTCCAATGAGTGTTCTGAAGTGGCAATTTGATTACCTGACCGCCGAGGAACAATCGTCCGGAAGTTTCTTGAAGTACAAGGGGCACTGGTATCACATTTCTGACTTTACTCGGTTTGGACCGTTTTTTATGGCAGGTATTGAGCGTGCAACCGGGGGCACTGAAGAGTCGCCTTTTGATGGCTGGCACGGTCGAGTATCAGACTCGGCATGGTCCGGGGTTGTTATCAGGATTTCAGAGGATGGCGACACCTATCAGATAGGAACATATATCTTACGCGGATAACCCAAACCCACCAACGAAACGAGCCTCGGCATTGTCCGGGGCTTTTTTTTGCCCAAAAATCGACACCGAATCATCTCATTCAGGACTTGAAACAGCGCCGGCCGGCTCTATTCAGGACTTAATCTCATTCAAGACTCATTCAAGACATATTCAGGACTTGATTCGGGACGAAGGAAGCCCCTTGAGCATGCAATAGCCCTTTGATTCTCTTTCACATGCTCAAAGGGCGGTAACGTTACTAAATCATTCCCTCCAAAAACGTACTTTTTCAAGGCATTTTTTTCCGACGTGATCAGCTGGTGGAGATTGCAACAAATTTTCGCCCAAACTTATATCTATATATGCCTCTACCTAATTACAGGTACTTAGCTCTTTTATTTGAAATATAAAAGTTTGTTTATAATTTGCTGCAATCGTCACCCTTTTGCCGTATTTTTTATGCTTTGCAGGCACTTACGCCGTGGAGATGGCTAAAATTTGCTGCAATTTGCGTCACCATCTCCACACTTCGGTGGAGCAAATGTGAAGTAAGGGTGGAGCAAATAACATCTATCTTCATGATGTTGACGTCATAAATTAAATCCTCTACAATGGTGGGGAGCTAACCTTTAACCAATGAGGACAATCTATGTCGAAACCAACTCCATATAGTGATTCCGAATTGCGGGACACTATCGCAATGTATTTCCGCTTCATTGAAGCCGACCGCGCTGGCATAAAACCGGCAAAGAAAGCAGCATACAAAGCACTTGCTGAAAAGTACAAGGTCCGCTCTGCGGGTTCATATGAGTCTAAGTGTCAGAACATTTCGAGCGTTATGGAATCACTCGGGTTGCCATACGCAAAAGGTCTGAAGCCTCGCGGCAATGCGGGTTCTAAACTTCGTCTTTTAATTACAGGAATCGCACATGAAAGGGGTTTGATATGAGAACGGAAAACTATC